TTTTTGAGGAGTTCGGACATCAGCGATTCGCTTTACATTGATCATTCGGGGCTTTTCGAGCTTGTTACCACCTGCGGCAGTTTGCCGCATTTCCGAGTCGAGTTTTTCGACAATACTCTTGTCCTTATGTTCGATTTTAATCTTGATTGCGATGAAGTCACGACGCAGAAAGAAGGGAAAGGGAACTAGAGTAGTAACCCGCCCTCTTGGAGGAAAAGTTCTTTGATTGCGAGACTCCCGGGAGAGGTTTCTCTCCCCCTGGGAGTCTTTGTTTTCAATCCCGCCGAATTTATTCGGTATATATTTTGCGAAGTGAAGCCATGGAGCTCGAAGACGCGAAGCGTCCCGGCTGTTAAGCCGTCGAGCGGCGTAACGGAGCAGTTTTCGCGCTCGAAAGTACCGTCTTTCGAAGCGCATGATAATGTTTTCAAGCATGGATACTTTTGATTTTTGTCCCAGATTCTCTCCGGTGGTTGGCTGCGTTCCTTATCGCTACTCTATTGGCGCATACCGCAGTCGCAAACGTGTTGTTTTGGCCTGGTTTTCTGAAGAAGCTCCTGCTATCGATTATCTTATTCGCTGTCGTCTTGACCGCCCGGCTGTTAAGTTTGACTGTCTTAAGAGTATTTTTTAATGCCTTGCCATTCTCCTATATGGATACGCAACCGCCGCTATTTCGATAAGAAGAATCCTTGTCGCAATGGCTCCGATGTTGCTAAGTCTGCCTTGGCTCTTCGTCCCTGGGATATCGCCCGCCAGTGGCTTATGGTCCCTTGTGGAAAATGTGAGGATTGCCTGCGTCGTCAGCGCAATGATTGGTTCGTGCGCCTTGAGCGCGAGCTCGCTCGTTGTAAAGCCGAGTCCCAGCAGGCTATTTTCATTACAATAACTATAGCTCCTAAGTATTACGAGGAAGCGCTGCGAGACCCCTCTAGATTTATTCGGCGATGGAATGAACGTGTCCGCCATACGCTCGGACACTCTTTTAAGCACGCGTTTTTTCAAGAGTTTGGTACTCACCCGGAAATAGGCTCGGAACCTCGTCTGCATTTCCACGGCTTTCTTTTCGGCACCAACTGTATGTATAACGATATTCGAGCGGCTGTCCGCGACCTTGGTTTTGTCTGGCTCGGAAAGGGCACGCACAAACGAGCTCGATATGTTGTTAAATATGTCACCAAACAAATTCAGTTTAAACCCGAAGACGTTTCGGATAAATTTGTTACTGTAGATGGAAAAATTACATCTTTATCTTGCCTCCTCCAACATCGCCGTTATACGCGAAAATTCGTATCTGCTGGCGTTGGTGATTTCCTTGGCTATATGCCTCGTCCTTCTGCTCGTACTTCGACGTGGTCTTATTTTGATTTTGAGAAGCGCATCAATTACAATTACGCGATTCCTCGATATTATCTTAAGTATCTTAAACAAGAGGACGAAGTTTCACGGTCGATTGCTGCTGCTGATTCCTATGCACGTTTTAGCAAGTCTTCTTTGGTTAAGCGTATCGTGTCTTTGTGTGTTGAACGGTTCAATCTCAATTCCTCCGTATCCCGTAGAGAGACATATACGTGGGAGCAAAAACAAATAATGCGTTTTTCCTCTTCTTCTCGGAAAATGCCCGGCTTTGATCCTCCGACGTGGCTGGATTTGGATATCCTCCAGTTTTGGAGAGATTACTATAAACTTCAACTAAACATTTAATTTATGGGAAGACAACCCTTTATTTCGCATGCCGTAAATGGCTACTCCCGGTACGACGTTCCCGAGAGCAAGGCTTTTACATGTACGCCGGGTATTTTGTATCCGGTGCGTATTGATTTTATTAATGCTCGGGACCGCGTATCTATTGAGCAGGGCATTGACGTTCGCAGCAACCCTCTCGCTGTTCCGACGTTCAATCCTTATACTATTCGGCTTCATCGCTTTTGGGTGCCGCTTCAGCTCTATCATCCAGAGTTGAGGACGAATAGCAGTAAGTTCGATATGAACGATTTGAGCTTGAATTGGATTACAGCCCTCGTTGGCACTTCTGGAACCTCCACCCCTAATTCTGCTCTTGGCGCTTCGCGTGCCTTCCCCAATTCGCTTATGTCTTGGCTTCGCGTTTCCAATAAGACGTCGCTGCAGCTTTCCAATCAGCCTCCTTATACTGCTAGTCTCCCCTCCGGTGCTGCGGTCAATCAGTGGGCGAATGCTGATACGTATTTAGCTTATTGGGACATTGTTCGAAATTACTATAGCTACTCGCAGTGGTCTTTGTATTCGATTGCGTGGCCTGCTACCTGGTCGATTCTGGGCGATTCCTATTCTTTTGCTGCAGAGGCTTCGTTTTTTAAACAGGAGTTCGCTAACTTGGAGTTTCTCGATTCTTATTTTGAGAGCCAGTTCTACCCGTCAGCCGTTTCGAGTACGAATAATACTTTCAATAGAGGCAATTTGTTTTTCCAGATAATTAATTCCCAACTCCCTTCGGGTGGCGACCAGGATGGCTACCCTGTTTCTACCACGTTGCCCAGTGGTGCTAATATCATTTCCGGCGGCGGTCCTTCCGGTCAGTTCTCCACCTCTTCAGGCGAGACCTCTGTCTCCGGTATTTCGGCCTTTTTGTTTGCGCATCCCATGGCCGTTGTGCCTTCGAATCCTGATCGTTTTAGCCGTCTTATTCCCGTAGGCTCTTCATCTGCTGTTTCTATGACCGGAGTAAGCACTATTCCGCAGTTGGCTATTGCTTCTCGTCTTCAGGAATATAAAGATCTTCTCGGAGCCGGCGGTAGTCGTTATAGCGATTGGCTTGAGACGTTCTTTGCCTCTAAAATTGAGCACGTCGATCGCCCGAAGCTTCTTTTCAGTGCTTCTCAGACTGTTAACGTGCAGATTGTTATGAATCAAGCTGGACAGAACAACTTCTCCGGTTCAGGCGTGAACGGTCCTCTTGGACAGCAGGGTGGTGCTATCGCCTTCAACGATCGGTTAGGTCGCCGGCAGTCTTACTATTTCCGTGAGCCTGGTTATATGATCGACATGCTGAGTATTCGTCCTGTTTATTTTTGGAGCGGCGTTACCCCCGATTACTTAAACTATCAGGGAGCGGATTACTTTAATCCCATTTACAACGATATCGGATATCAGGACGTCCCCGCTGCGCGGCTTTTTAGCACCGCTGCTGGCTCGAACCTTGGTCTTGCTGTCGCCTACGAGCCCTGTTTTAACGAGTTTCGTTCGTCTTATGACGAAGTATTAGGATCGCTGTCTTCGTATCCCTCTCCTGCATTGGGCACCCCGAAATCTCTTTATTCGTATTGGGTGCAGCAGCGTTCATTGGGTTTTTCGTATGTAGGCTCTGCTTCTATTAATTATCATCCTGCACTCTTCGTGGATATGGCTCAGGTTAATTCGCCCTTTGCCTCTAACGTAGAGGATAACTTCTTTATAAATATGTCTTACTCGATTCAGAAGAAGAATTTGATTAATAAGACGTTTGCAACCCGCTTGTCTAATCGCTAATACACTAATTTTATGGCACTTGATTGGTTTCGCGAAGATACTCCCGCCTACATCTCTCGCGGTCAGCGTATTCTTTCCGTTCTCGACGGTTCTGGCTCCGTCGATGTCCTTCCCGGTCGTCCGGATGTAGTAGCCGAACCTTCCGATTTTCAGAAGGGTGAGAAATTTGATCCCGAAATCGATTTCGACCCTAATTCCTTCTCTCGCATGGATAAGTTTGACGGCCTCGAAGTCGGCCAGGAACTTATTGATAATCTGCTGGATTCGCGTAAGGGCGATAGCTCGCAGCCTGCGAAAAAATCGACTTCTGAAGAAAAATAGTATATACTTTACTTGACGATATATGCTACGTGCGCGGACCCCTTCTGCGAGAGTTCGTGAATCGCTGAAGGTTATTGGTAGCGACTGCAGGAGAGGCCGCGCATTTTTCTATCGTTCTTTCTTGACCTCTATGGGAAGTTGTAAAACTTTAGGTTTTTATTGATTTTCATGGAGGTCGCAAAAAACTTAATTCTATGAATATCAAAGCTTTATTGAAATCCAAGAAGTTTTGGACATTGATTGCAGCAATCGTGTCTGCTCTTGCTGCCTTTTTCTTGTCGTCGTGTGCGGCTCAAGCTAGGATGCAGCGCAGCGGCGTGCATGTTGACACTGTTCGTGTCGATTACATCATTCGTTCTAACAATATAACCCACTATTAATATGGCTTCCCCCGCTGTTGCCTCTGCCTCCTTCGGTCAGGCTCTTGGTCAATCCGCTGCTTCTGCTGGTACTACCGGTTTAATCTCCGGCGCTTTAGGTCAGCTTTTTGGAGGAATGAATGCTCGCCGCCAGTGGAAGTATCAGCAAAAACAGATGAAGCTCCAGCAGCAGTATGCTCTTGAGCAGATGCAGAAGCAGTCTGAGCTTTCTTACGCTAACTGGCAGAAGCAGTTTGATTACGAAAATGCCTATAATGATCCCTCGAAAGTTTTTGATCGCTATTTGAAGGCTGGTGTAACACCCGCGGCTGTTTTAGGCTCTTCGGGCGTTGGTGTGAACGCTACAATGTCCGGCGGTTCTGCCTCTATGCCTTCTGCCTCCGGCCCTTCAGGCGGTTCTCCTATTGCTCCTGGAGGTTTTGCTTCTGGCGACCCCGCTGCTGTCGCACAGAATATGATTGCGCGCTCTACGGTTGACCGCAATGTTGCTGCTGCCGATCGAGATGAAGCGGAAGCTGCCAATCTTAGAGGTAATACTCATACGCAGGATTGGCGTGAACAGATGGATAGGTTTGAGTTGCAGATTGCTGAACACAATGTTAAGGATGCTCGGGAAGTCGCGAATCTGCATGAAGCTCATGCTCAAGTCATGTCTATTGAGGCTTATTTAGCCGATATTTCGCAGGGTTACAAACTCTCTTCCATTATGGCTATGGCTGGCGTTCTCGAAGAGAAGTACAACTATCTTCGACAGACTAATGATTGGTTTGAGCCCCAAGCCGGCGCCGCGCTTGCCGTTGCTTGGAGTTCTGCGATTTCTAATGTTGCGTCGGCCGGCGAATCTGAGTCTCGCACTAAGCTTAATGCTCAGGAACTCAAGGATTTGCAAAAGTGGTTTGAGCTCAATTGGGAGAAGGATGTCCCTGTTCAAATCCGCGACGAGAAAGGTCAAGTCGTTGAAACTAAAATGATGAAAGTGGCCGAAACTTTGGCGGTTTTGAAGACTGCTGCTGCCGAAACTGCTCAGCTCGAAACAGGAAATGCTCGCTGGGATTTGCGCAATTCTCGACTTCGCCTTGGACATGATATTATTCGTTCTTTCGCCACCGCTGCTGGCATTGCCGGCGCCTCGTATGTTGGTCGCAAGGCCTCAGGTCCTGCTGGTCCCGAAGGTTATGAGGAAATGAGGGAAGTGTTCGGTCCCTCCGGCGACAGAATGGGTGGCACGCTCGTTCGCCGCAATTATTTTGAGAGAAAATGAACAATTCCTCCGACTTTTTGATTTTTGCATATTTCTCTTGTATTTGTATGTTTGTATTGTAAACCAATAACCACATTGCTATGAAAGAGAATAAAAACACTAAAGTCTCAGATCTCCCTATCGATGTTGCTGAATACATGTTCATTGAGTGGCTTACTCGGCAGAATTTGCTCTTTGAGTACAGGGCGAACTATGAGCTCCTTCATCCTGGTTGTCAATCCTTTCGCGGCAGCTTGCGTTTTCAGTTTCGCTATCTGATCGACTCGCCTGTTCTTGGCATCGGAAGCATTATCACCATGTCTTTCCCGTTTGATCGGACGCCGCAGGGTTATGATTTTTGGAAGAACCAGTCGAAGCTTTGGCAGCATTTTTGCAGTAAATTCGAGTCTATTTTTTAAACTATACTATTATGACACAAATTCATGTTGTTATTCGCCGAATCAATCCGGCCCTTAAGATCGACCTCGTCCAGGTAGGCCGCCTTAGGGACAATCAGTTCGAACCTCTTCCATTCAGCGCTCTTAAGGATACGTTTCTCGCTCGTTTTTTGAGGAGTTCGGACATCAGCGATTCGCTTTACATTGATCATTCGGGGCTTTTCGAGCTTGTTACCACCTGCGGCAGTTTGCCGCATTTCCGAGTCGAGTTTTTCGACAATACTCTTG